AGTCGAGTGAGTATGTCGTCCTTGGACATCAGATCAATCTTCGCGGTCAGTATCTCACGTCGATCGATGTAGAGTCCACCGGCTTTCCCTCGATGGACCTCGGCGGTAATCGCTGCGGATATCTGTCCTTGGTCTTTGGCTTCTTCCCTCAGATCATGTAGAGTGGACAAATGGTTCTCTAGAGAAATAGCATCCTTCTGTGAAGCTGAGATTTCCAAGTCTATGAGGTAGTTTCGTACAACTGGGTTATGATTTAGTAAAACACTGCCTTGTGTCTTGGCACCCTTTCGATCTTTGGTATACCCTGCTTTAATCGCAGAGTCTGTAGCGGTTTGTCCTTTTAAATACTCTCTACAAAACTTCTTTTGTTTCGAGTTGAGTGGTTGCCACACCTTACCCTTGTCGTCGATGAATGCATTTCCATCTTCTGTCGGAACCAATGAAGTATATATCAACTGTTTCATTCTAACTTCCTCGTTTGTGATAGAGTTATTAGAATCTTAATATATTTATTATCTTTTTAATACTTTTCTCATGCCCTCTAGTAATCTTACCTGATGTTTCTAATATACTAATAGAATTCTATTACTTTTGCTCTCAACCTCTTTCCACTGTCCATGAGACCTACAGATCGATTCTATTACTCTATTAGAGATATTAGTAGTTTTCGTTATTTTTTTCTAAAAACTTTTTTAATTCTGAGAATAACAATACTAATATCCGTAATAACAAAAACCCCCATCAAATCGCTCTGATGGGGGTCAAGGGAAAACCTTTGTTTGTTAGTTATAAACGTTTCATTTAGCTCGCCTCTGTTCTTCCTCCCACGCTAACAGATGCTTGGCATGATCCGCTATTAATTTCGCATAACGCTGTTTGCGTATCCCGTCTAAGTATCCGTTAAATGGTACGAAGTCGATATGTCTGCGGTGCTTCTTCTCTAAATACGTCTCATGGTCTCCGGACAATCCGTACACTTGTTCCATGTGCTCCGGTTCTCCTCCCATGCGTATGTCTTCGTACGCTTCGATGATCGCCGCTACGTCTTTAATTTTAATATTCATGCTCGCAACCCCCCTTCCAATCTAATGTATTCAGTCGGAGCACTGGAGTATTCACAACCGTTCGAGCTTAAACTAATAAACTTATCTTTTCCATCAAAAGCTACTCGTATGATATGATAACCGTTGGCTGGATAACTCATATACGCTGAGCTATATACTGTATGCCAATCATTGGAAGGTAAAAAAGCTGGCTTGTCGTCTTCATGTAGCTCTGGACAATACCACTGTATCATATCATGGTCTGCTAACAGGTTTTCTATGATACTAACCACTCGTTCCTGCTCTGGTCCTTCCTCTGTTCTCTCTTTAATAGCCCAAATAATGTGGTCTTTGCTAATTATTTCAAACCCGTCTTTGAACTGTCTTTGATTTTCGTTGTTCATACTTTTTCTCCCTTATACTCAATAGTATTATGTAAGTAACAAACTGGATCGCCGTCTATCTTCTCGGCTAATGTAACCACTGTTGGTTTGCATTGTTCTGAGTCGATCTTAGTAATGACTAAGTCGATTTGGTTTTCTCCGTTGTCATCATCAAATGGTATCTTAACGCCTAATTTAATAATCGGAAAATTAGTCTCGTGTATAGCTAAGTTTTTATCGTACATATCTTTCTCCCTTTCTATGGTTTATAAAATCGTAAACGGTACTATATATAAGGTTATATTATACCCCGCGACCAAAGCGATTAAAACCAGTATTGGACGGCTACGACGGCGCAGGCGACTATTACCCTAAGTTAAACATTTCGCTATTATTATCTAATGAACACAATCCTTGCAACAAATCGTTCAGATCAGTTTCATACTCACTATCCCAGTTCGTTCCACCAACATTAAAGGATTCTTGCTTTCTAGACGACATTGTCGTTCCTAGCTCATCTACTACAAACCGTTTATTCCAGTAGTCTATACTTTTTATGTTAATCCCATCCTCTTGGTCATCTCCTGTAGCGGTAATGAATATAACATCATCATCCTCTAGTAAATCAAACTCATCTTTCATCACTCGATCTACTTTTTTATTACTAAACTTATCGAAATGATTTGCTCTCCGTTCCCATCTTTCCCCTAGAATCAAATTATTGAAAGCAGGTTCGTTATTAATATCTCGGATGTATTCGAATAGCGTTTTCTTAGTATATATAAATAAGAAATCAGCACTTGTTTCCCACAAACTTCTAATAATCACTACTGGTCGGTGTCTTCCATTAGAACTGTTCATATCTTCGGTCACTATTTTGGGTGACCAGTCTATCCAGTTACTGTATCTATCATAATGTATTTCAAACCAATAATCAGGGGTAAGTGTTAACCTTCTATTTGAATCCATCTCAATTTTCGGGCTGTCCCAGTGTTCTGTATTCTTTATGAAATGACTGTAGTTATCATCTGTGGTCTGCATCTGAATCATAGCAAACTCGTTACCGTTTTTCCTAACCGCGTTATGTATTCTATCTAACTGTTTCACTTTTTTGTTTAAAGTCACTAACATTTCTTTATAGTCGTTCATTTCCCTTTCTCCCTTTCTAGTTTTGATTAATCGTTCCATATAAATGGTTGGTTATACAGGCTCGTATCTTTCGTCCATCTGTGTTTTGAACCGTCTCCGTGCCATGCTACTATCATTCTAATATACTGTGATCCGTAAAGTTTGCCTCGTACCTTTGGGGCTTTCTCTATGACTGACCAGAAATCCTTTATTGAGAAATCGTACCACATAGATTTGCTTGTAGTCACCTTCGGTTCGTTATCCGCTAAATTAAACCCTTCCGCTTCAACTCTTTTGGCGAGTAACTCTAAGAAGTTATCGGCTACAAAATCATACGTTTTGGTTATGTATCGGTAATTGTAATTAATTGGTTGTATTGCCCCACACTTTTCCATTTCCTCCTGTTTCGCTAACCACACTTTTTGGCTCACAATACAGCTGTCGTCTCGAGTCATACCACACTCTTTAGCTACTTCGTTCATTAGTTTCGCAACTAACTTACTATCTATTAGCTCGTTCATTTCCCTTTCTCCCTTTCTATCTTTCTAGTTAAAAATCGCGTTTTACCGCGCCCTATATAAAGGTATATTATACGCGGGATTTTGCCCGAGTAATACCACGGCTAGGAAAAACGCAAGCGATTAAAGCCGTATAATTCTAGCTTCGCTGTTTGTCGTGTCTCGTAATTTGAGCTATATGTCCTTCGTGATGGTCGCATCCTCCACTGACCGCAAATATATTATAAATATAATCGTTATCTTCGAACATCATTCCGTAAGCGTCTGTAGTATATGCATCTTTCGGCTTAATTACAGACTGCTCGTTCTCGTGTAGAAATAACCCGTTTTCCCCACTTAGTACGTTTGGTTCACTAACTTCTACCATAACTTCTAATAAACTATTTCCATCTTCTGATAGTGGTATCACCGAATGCCATTCGTCCACTCGATTTTTATCAAGCTCAGCCTGTATTCTTTTATATACTTTGTTCATACTGCCTCCCCTGTATTTGTTATTCTTCTAGGAGTTCTAATAGTGTATCCCGTGCCGCCCATGTAACTAAAATGTACATAGTTCCAATCGGCATCTCTCTCGTAGGTCACGTGCACTGTACTCTCCTCGCTGATTGGAGGAGAGTCGTCTTCGTTTCTACATAACTCGGTGTACTGCCCGAGTTCCTTAGTGTATTCGATCATAGACTCGTCACAGTCAACGATTGGTTGGTCTGTTCCAGTACTGATTTCTATGTTCGTGTGCCCTGTTTTAGTAAATAATATTTCTTTCATTTCGCGTACCTCATAATTGAATTCCATATAGTCCAATGACCTGTATCGTTCTGGTAAAAGCTAGTAATCGTATAGTAATGATACTCACTCACTACTTGGGTTACTACGACTCCCTGACGTGCAATCTTTGAAACTTGTTCTACAATCGCGTGGTCGATTCCACCGGCTATATTTTCTACGGTGTACTTATCTTCGTTCAAAAATACTTCTTCTAACTCTGTTACGTTAAACATCTTTATCTCCCAATAGTTTTAGTATCGTTAATAGTAATATATCCGTAAGGTCCTTTATTGTAGAGCGGGGCATTTTGTTTCTGTCGCTGTTTGCTGCGCTCTTTGGCTACGGTATCCCCACACGGTAGGCAAGTCACATATCCTATACTGACTCGGGCGGTGGGTATTGCGTCACTACATACTCTGCAGTTCATATCTTTCTCCCTTTCTAGTTATAAATCGCGGCTATAACCGCGCGCGTACCTATATTATAACCTAGATAGTAAACGAGTAAAAGCAGTAAAAGAAAACGCAGTAGACTTTAATCACGGTCTCCGAAATATAAATAAATCGCGTAAGCTCCCGCTAATATGAATGCAAATAGTATCGACACGTTAGTCATAAGTAATTGAAATGCTTGTTCTTCTTCTATAACTTTGAGATAGAGTTCTTCTTCATTCATTGTCTCTCTCCTGCATCAGTTTATTAAAGTATTTGTCGCGTTTTTCTTCGCTCTTATACCAACGTCGCTCCTCAGCGAATTCAGTAGAGTAGAGCACTCCGTAGTTAAAGTCTGACTCTAGTGACGACCGTCCTAACTTGCGTATAGTGCAGTTTTTCTTTAGCTCTAACTGCTGTCGTTGTAGTAGTTCCTCGTTGTGAAGTGCGTACAGCATATCGTCGTTTTCACTCATTAGTAATACCCCGCTATTTCCATTCCGGGCTCGTCGAAGAATGCAGATA